GAACTTTAATGAAGTTGCCTTTCATGTCATCCATTCGCTTATCAATGCTTTGTTGATCTAAACGTTTTTCAACAGAGTTTCGTTTCATGTTCAATTGCGATAAGTTTTGAATGGCATCAAAGTTAAAATCAGGCGGAACATAAATCCCGAGTTCATTAGCGTCTTTCATTTGATATAAACGATCTTCTAACGTACCATACTGTTTGCCACCGGAAATGAACGGTAGTTTTTTAACCCGTTCAATTTCTTTCTTCGCTCGTTCTTGTGCTACTTTTGTTTTCCGTTCCAATTGATTCTTTTCTGATTTACTGATCGACACACCGTTTTTATTTTTCACGTATTGATATTTCCAGTTACCCCGATCGAGGAAAGACAAGGTTTGCTGTTTCCACGCATTGTACTCGCTTCGAGTATTAAAGCTATCAAGTGACGGGATGTTGATCTCACTGCTTAAGTCGATTCCATGATTTTTAAGCGTTCTTTTAATTTTGGCTTTTGCGTTTTTTGCCAATTTTGCGTGTTCTCGTCGGTCATTTTTCGTAATGCGTATGCGTGCATACTTTGCCAATCCATCACAACCCCTTTAACCCAACAATGGAAACCCCGTTTTTCTATCTTGGTGTAGAGTACTAAATCCGCTAACATACTCATGTTATACGGTGTGTTTCTTCCTGTTGCAAATTTCATGCGCTTGTTGAATAATGCCCGATGGTCAGAGTATTGGGCAAAAAATTTTTCCTGATATACCACTGATGAAAAGAAAAACACCGCCTCGTCATTCGAAACGGTGTATTCACTTTCTTTTAAGTTGTGGTATACGCCCCAAGAAGTCGCAGGCATAACCCCACCCCTTTATCCCAAGATTTTTACATCGACGTATTGGAACTGTTGTCCTTTTTTCTTCACGATCTCTACTGTGAGTTCTTCACCCTCGTTGTAGTGTGGAGCACCAAATGCTTTAAAGGCGTTTTGCAATGTGTAGTAGACTGACTTCGAAGAAGTGACATAAGCCGTTCCGTCTGCTTCGATCAAGTAAGTGAGAACACCATTTGAAAGTTCCCCTGTGTCTTCATCCACCGCATCGTATGGGTTATGGATGACGTCCGCAATTTTGATCTGTTTTCCGACGTTATCGCCCATTGGAAGTGCAATGTCATCTGATTCTAACAGGTTGAACAAGGCAAGTTTCTGTTCCCGTGTTTCGGCTTGCACTGATGAGTAGGCTTGGAAAATGGCTTTGCGTTTGAATTTACCGTTTTCGTCTTTTACGATCATGCTTTTTCCGTCCGGTGAAACCATCATGATTTCCTGTTGTAATCCTGCTACTGCGAGTTCGTTTGCGTGTGTGTTGTTTTCCATGATTGATTGATCCCCTTTTAATTGGTTTAGTTTGGTTAAAACAGAAATTTGCACTTTGCTGTTTTATTTTTGTTGAATTGGTTTATTCTGCTGATTCTTCGACCAGTGTTGCGTGTTGCATGAATTGTTCAATTGGCATTTTGTACTTGTGTGTGTTGGCTTCTACCGATACCACCGTTGTACCTGTTCCGTACTTTTTAACGGCTAATTTGATTGCCCGTTGTTCCGGTACATTGCCCACCACTTCAATATCTTCGTTCTTCATGATGGATGGTTCTCCGCCTAGTACGTGTGTCGTCACCGACTTGATGACTGTTTTCGTGATCTCACGAGTTAACTCTTTACGCCATGTCATTTTGGTGTTCTCCTTTCATCGTGTATTCGGGAACGAAATAACCACCGTTTCCGTACTTCCATTGTACCCCATTCAGTTTAAGTTGTAAACAATTATTTTTGGGAAAGTTTGAAGTATTTTCCGTGGTGGTAATTTCCTAAACCTATACATAGTGTACACCACTACACTAGGAAAAACAAACATTATTTGAAAAACCTTGTCATTAATTGCAAATACCGTCTTTCTTCCTATTATATAGGGTTCGGACGGGGTATAATAGAATAGTAAGGAAAACAAGGAAACGAAAGGACAGTGATCCCTTATGCCAATGAGTCGAGAAGAATATGAAGAATTACTCGGTAAACTGAATAATGCAGATCTTTCACATAGTGACCGGACGGAATTACTACAAACGTTACGAGCCGATTACAGCAACGTGATTGGCGATCATGAGAAAATGAATGCTGATTTAGAAAAGATTCAAAAAGACAATGCCGATCTTGTTTTAAGTAACTCAAAACTGTTTCGGGAAGTCGGGTTAAAATCTGACCCTAAAGACACGGAACCGGATGAAAAAGAATTTTCAGAGACAGTCACACTGTCACAATTATTGGAGGGAAAATAAATGGCACGTATCACCATTCAAACTGTAAAAGATAATCTTGGTGTCACGAACACGTATGACATCGTGAACGCTATCCGAAATGATGCTTCTTCACAATTCCAATCCTATGTACCCCTTGCGAACGCTGAAAACGTGGCGCAAGTCGGTGCAGGGTTAATGATTAACCAAACGATTCAAAATGAGTTTATTGCTTCGCTCGTTGACCGGATCGGTCTTGTTATCATTCGTGCGGTTGCACTCAAAAACGATCTTGCCAAATTCAAAAAGGGTCAAATGCCACTCGGACGCACGATTGAAGAAATCTTTGTGGATATCACAGCCGAAAAACGTTACGATCCGGAAGAAGCAGAAGAACAGGTATTCCGTCGTGAAATTCCGAATGTCAAAACATTATTCCACGAAATGAACCGTCAAGGGTTCTACAAACAGTCGATTCAACAGGAATCACTCAAAACAGCGTTCGTGTCATGGGGTAACTTCGAGGACTTCACAAGCCGTGTCATTTCAGCAATGTATAACAGCGCAGAAGTCGATGAATACAACTACATGAAATTGCTTGCGGATAACTATTATGCAAAAGGACACTTTAAAGTGGTTCCCGTTGATCCCGTTGTCGGTGAAACAACAGCAAAAGAATTTATTAAAAAGATTCGTACGACGGCAACGCTTATGGGTCTTGGTCAAGGGTCACGGGAATATAACTCGCTTGCGGTTCAGACTCGTACGGACATTAGTGATATGCATTTAATTATCTCTGCTAAACTCAATGCTGAGGTGGATGTCGATGTTCTCGCTAAAGCGTTCAACATGAGTAAAACCGATTTTGTCGGACAAGTGACAATCATTGACGAGTTCGCAAGTCCAGGACTCGAAGCGATCTTAGTTGACCGTGATTGGTTCATGGTATATGACAAAGAACTCAAAATGCAGTCGATCTACAACCCACAAGGTTTATACTGGAACTATTTCTATCATGTATGGCAAGTGCTTTCTGTGTCTCGTTTCGCTAATGCGGTTGCGTTTGTATCCGGTGCAGTCAAGAAAGTCACAGAGGTTATTGTCAATCCGTCAATCGTTCAACTCAAAGCCGGACGCTCTACGAAAATGACAGCGTTCGTGCGTGCAACAGACGGGGAAGAATATCCTGTCGTGTGGTCAGTAGTCGGTTCAGGTACAACAACCGTGGTATCCGGAACTCAAATTGAGTCAAACGGTACACTTACGCTTGGCGCTACACAAGTCGGGGAATTGCTCGTTAAAGCAACGGTTACGATCCCGACGGGTGAAGGATCAGAAACAGAAGAAGTTATCGGGGAATCGCTCGTTACGGTGATCCCTGCCTAATTAAAGGAGGGAAATCATCATGGCAACGGTTCCATTATCGGGAACGAATATCCGGCTTTTGTCGGGTATTCCATTCTCGAATGATTACAAGCATACCCGATGGTTCGATTCATCGACGGAACAAACTGCATACTTTTTAGGGAAAACGCCTGTTCATACGATGGAACGAGCATCCTTTCAACGTCAGGACAATAAAACGTTTATTGCGGTGAACAAACGGATTGATGCCTTGTACGGTGTCAATTACGTGATGTTCCAAAATGAGGATTATTCCACCAAATGGTTTTATGGGTTCGTCACACGCCTTGAATATAAGAACGATTCGACGACGTACGTTCATGTGCAACTGGATCTCTTTCAAACGTGGAAAAACCGGATTCAGTTTCAACCCTCCTTCGTGGTTCGGGAACATCGTCCGTTATGGCAAGAGGACGGGCGTCCAGTCGTCAACACAATTGACGAGGGGTTAGAATACGGACTGGAATACGATACGGTGTCGATTCAACACATTCAACCTTCTGATGGCATTCAGTTCTTAGTCATTATCAGCAAGACCCCCATGCATGTAGGAGACGAGGGAAACGACGTTAAACCAGTTCAAATTGGGATGCCCCAACCGTTAACGTATTATCTCGTTCCATTTGACACAAAAGCCGGTTCGGTAGTTGTGGCGGACGGTGAAGGGGATTCTGTTGTCATTAACGATCCAACAACCGTCATGAAAGACTTGTATGCAAATGAAAAAGCAGTTAATAATATCGTATCCATGTACATCACCGATCACATTGGAAAAGGAATCAGCATTACACGGACACAAGGGCAACCCACTGTTATTCGAAAGCTAACCCCAAGTGCTTTTCCAAATGTGACAATTGGCGACAATACTAATTGTTTATATGTTAAATCATTACCGACGTTTTCAACTGATTTAATCGCTTTATCAGATAATAAATATGAAAGTTTTGTACCGGTTACGGAATCAAAGTTACTCATGTATCCATATACGAACATTGTACTGGATGACTTCAAAGGAAATCGTACCGCTTATAAAGTGGAATACATTAACGGTAATCACTTAGGGTTAATGGTGAAGGGGTCACTTGGTCTATCGAATTATGTCACATACGGTATCGACAATTACAATCACGGCAACGTGTTAGATAACCCTGAATTCGGAGCACTTAACAATGAGTCCGCCCTCGTTAGCAATGTACCAAATGACGTGACGGTCATCAATGATTACTTGTCAGCGTTCTTGCAAGGGAACCGCAACCAAATTGAAAACCAAGAAAACAGCATCCTGTTTAACGGGGTGATGAACGGAATTCAAGCCGGAATCAGCGGTGCCGGATCAGCAATGGAACGCAACCCGTTTGGCGTCGCTCAAGCCGTTGGTCAAGTGACGCAAGGTGCAGGGAACACGGTACTGGAATTACAAGGGATCGAAGCGAAACAGAAGGACATTGCCAACATTCCTCCGACGATTCAGAAAATGGGATCAAACACCGCTTACAGTATGGGTCATGGATTTAACGGTGTCTATCTCATGAAGAAACAGATTAAAGCCGAATACCGACGGAAGTTGCAAGCGTTCTTTAATATGTATGGCTACAAAACGAATGAAGTCAAAGTACCAAATTTTCACACCCGACGGTATTGGAACTATGTACAAACAAAAGGTTGCGTCATTTTAGGCGATTTTAATGCGGATGACTTAGTGGAAATCAAAGCAATCTTTGATAACGGCATTACGTTATGGCATACCGATCAAGTCGGAAATTATGAATTAGTAAATGAGGTGCTATAATGGCACGTAAAAAGAAAAACAGCGGACACGCTTATTTAACCTTAAGTGAGATTACCAATGCAGAAAATATGCGGTGGATTAATCACTATTACAGTTATTTAACGTCGCTGACATTCCAGTTGTTCGAGTGGGAAAACTTACCGCCATCGGTTGACCCTCGGTTCTTAGAAATGTCACTTCATCAATTCGGATACGTTGGGTTGTATAAGGATAAGAATATCGGGTTCGTTGCCGTACAGGGTGCAAAGTCCGGTACGATGAATCACTATTTGCAACCGACTGAATTTCAAGTGACCGATCCAACGAGTAGCCGTATTTTAAGACAATCGTTCCCGATCTACCATTACAGCGATATACCGGATGCGGAAACACAAGGCATCTTAATTGGGAATAACGATCAGTACATGAGTACCCTTCCGGCATTGTCGATGTTTGCACAGGATTTAGCAGAACTGAAAGAAATTATCCGTGTCAATCAGAACGCACAAAAGACACCTGTATTGTTAACAGCGAACGATAACACGCTATTATCTATCAAACAGATTTATGAACAGTATGAAGGAAACACCCCTGTTATCATTACCCATGAAAAACTTGATCCGGATACGATTAAGGTTATGAAAACAGATGCCCCATATGTCGTCGATAAATTGAACACACAGAAAAATGCGGTGTGGAATGAACTCATGACATTCCTAGGAATCAAAAATGCGAACTTGGAAAAGAAGGAACGGATGATTGTCGATGAAGCATCCAGTAATGATGAACAAATTGACGCATCCGGTAATATCTATTTAAAAAGTCGGTTAGAAGCGTGCGAACGCATTAAAACATTATATCCTGAACTATCTGATATTAACGTCAAAATGAGAACCGATGTAGCCATGCAGATTTTAAACGAAGGAGGGAAAGCAGATGGCGACGTACACAACCCGACTGATGACCCTCGTTGACGGGTACAGTCAAACGAAACCGAACCTTTCCACTCGTGAAAAAATCGAAATGGCACGCCCCAAATTATTTGATTTCGATTATCCGTTCTTTGATCAAGGGTTGAAAGCGGAATTTGAACGCCATTTCATCCGTAAGTTTTACATGCGTGAAATCGGTTTTGAAACCGAAGGATTATTTAAGTTTCAACTCGAAACATGGTTACAGATTCACATGCCGTATTTCAACAAGTTACTGGAATCAGAAACCATTGAATTCAATCCCCTTGAAAACGTCAATGTCAAACTAACATCCAATTTGAAAAATCAAAAGGATCAGCAGGATGAAATTGACCGCACTGAAAACGAAGCCATGAAAGAGACGGAAAAGAAAGAACGGGATACCGTCGGCAAACAAACGAGTCATAATGAAACAACGTCCACAAGCAACACGACAGGTAGCGAGCAAAGCGAAACCGACCGTACCGCCCAAACGATTCAAGACGATTTCAACCGTAAACTGGATAGCGATACGCCACAATCTCGACTTTCCATTACATCGAATGACGGTCAAGGGGTGATTGAATATGCGTCGAACATTGAAGAAAACAATGCCAACAATAAAGAGAATCAAACAGGCAATGAAACGGCATCCGGTTCGTCTGAATCCACCACAACGGCTTCGGGAAGTCTCGACACGACGCTAAACACTTCGGAGAACATGGATGAAACGGGTTCAACCGATCAAACGAAAAATAAAGTCGGGAATCAGAAATTAGATAGCGCCATTCAGGTGTTAGAAGATTACGCCAAACAGGAAACAGGGAAAACGGGCAGTATGACTTACAGCAAAATGTTGACGGAATACCGTTCCACCTTCTTGCGGATCGAACAAGATATTTTTGAAGAAATGCAAGAATTATTCATGATGGTGTATTGACAAGGAGGAAAAAGTATGAGTGGTCCGACGAATTACGATTCACAAGGATTAGAAATGTTTACGGAACAACGCCCTGCTATTGTTCAGATGGCGGATTTTATGGATTATATTAATGAAATGCGTGACATTTATGATGAAACCATTACTTTAAATCAAGCGTATCAAGATTTTTTAGATAACCGCTTACCCACGATTGAAAGTGATCTTTTTTCATTCACGAAAAAACCTTTATTCGTTGAAATGTTTATTAGTTTTGGACGTTTAGGGAGTGGTGTTCCTGACGGATTAACCAATTATGAAAATGGAAATTATGTCTGTTCTGTCGTTGGTACAAAAGGTGAAAAAACGGTCACTGTTACAAGTGGAAATATTTCACATGGTTCGGGTGTATGGTTGGCGGTAATTGAAGACGATCAAAAAAATTACACAATAAATAAAGTTGTTTCCATAACAGGAAACAAATTTAATTTATTAGAACCATTAAAAAACGATATAACAAACGGAAAAATCGGGAACGTCCATGACGCTTCACAAGGGTTACACTATTCAGAACTCGGGTATTACGCCTTTGCACAACACATTTTTAAATCATCCGCAAGTTCGTCTGAACGACTTTTAAACCAAGGACAATTTTTAGGTAAAAATGATTACTTGAAATTATGGAATTTAAACACTTCGTTTTCAGTTTTAAATTCAACATCTAACGTTGATAACCCTTCTAATAAAACATTGCGTAAATTTGGTACAGCATCGCTTGTCATGAATATGGCAAATGCTAACCATAAAGCAGAATTAGAAATTGCCAAAACAGAAAGCGGATATCTTGAAATTTTCATTTCGTCTGAAAAAGATAGTGTTTTGGAGTATTATATTGATAACAAACTAACGGAAACACACACAATACAAAACATCGTAAAACGAATTGTTTTAAAAACGGGTGTATCTGAAAACGTTAAAGTTAAAGTATATGATCCGAACGCAACGTTAGAAAATGTAAATCAATTGTTCATCGGAAATACAACCTATTTTTTAAATCAATTTCATCCCGATCGAATGATTGATCCAAACGACAAAATTGTCTATATTGGCGATTCATGGGGCACTTATCATAATCAGGCAACTACTCGTGAGTTAAAACGTTTAATGATGCTAGAAAGCAATAAAGGAGAAGTCCTGAATTTTTCTCGGGCAGGACACACAACAAATTACGCATTGGACGGATTCCAAAAATACGTTATTGATAATAAACCTAAGACAGTCATTATTGAATATTTCTGTAATGATTTTGCTACCATTAACGGTGCGAACTTAGGTACTTTTACAGCGGTTGACGGATCACAAAAAAATATGAATGTCACAACGTTAAATCAGTATATTTCAAACATCGAAAAAATGGTTTATCTAGCAATAAAAAACGGGATTCAACCGATTGTGATTATGCCGTCTGTCACAGATTCCATGAGCCGAAATCAAGATTTTCTTAATAAAACTTCTTCTATTTGGTTGGGGAAAAGTGACGTTATTGAAAATATTGATTTGCCGGAAATTAAAACAAGAAAAGTTATTCAAAGTGGATCAACAACTTACGGAAATGCGTTAGAAATGCTAACAACGGAAGAAAACGCAGGTGCTCGTGTTGGTTTTAAAACAAATACCGATAAAACGATTACCGGAGGGTATTTGGAAAGCACCTTTAATAACGGTGTTAAAAAAGGTGGTGTTATGCACGATGGGCGTTTAGTCTATCCAAGTTTACAAACAACCCCTGAATATGGAACACGAACACCAAACACCGATAATAGAGGTTTGATTTATTCGTTTGACGGACAACCCGACAATGTTGACGATCAATTGCGTGTTGTTATTCGTAAAAGTGACGGAAGTTATGTTACGAAAAAAATACAGTTAATTGATTAAAGGAGGAAACACACATGGCGAAACCTGAACTATTGCCTGTCGCTCAACTGAGAGAGTTGTACATTCAACAATACGACACCGCACTACCCACCGCATTTGATGAGTCGCTGACGATCTTAGAAAAAATCAATAAAATGATTTTGCGGATGGACGAACTCGGAAAACTCACGAATGAAGTGGCGATTAAATGGAATGAGTTAATCGAATGGATTGTCAACGACGGTCTGACGGATCTTGTGACCGGCACGCTTGAAAGTTGGTACGCAGAAGGGCGTTTCGCTGATCTCGTCATTCAAATCATTGATGAACTGAAAGAACAAGGCGTCTCGATTACGTCGTATGGTGCGAAACCGGATGGAAGCGACAGCGTTGTGGCGATTGAACAAGCGCTTGCGTCCGGTTATCCGGTCTTTATTCCAAATGGTACGTTTTACGTGTCACGGGGGATTAAATTACCGTCGAACACGATCTTAAACGGGGCAGGGATTGGCAATGCGGTCATTAAATTCATGGATAACGCCAACATTGCCGAAAACCTGATGTATAACGAAAACATCGACGGAGGAAACGTGAACATCTTCTTAGAAGGGTTCACACTAGATGGGAACGTCCGTGGACGCTTTGGTGAAGTGGCAAATGGTGTGGGCGGTACACGAGGATCAGGGTTAACGTTCCGTCGTGTCCGTAACGGTAGCATTAACCGTATCCACTCAACAGACAACGTACTACACGGAATCGACGTAACGTGTGCCGGCATTGATTACCCGTATCTTGGGGATGGCACAACCGCCCCGAACCCATCGGAACACATCACGATCAACGAATGTGAGATCGACCGATTCGGAGATGACGGGATCACGACTCACCATAGTCAATACATTTCAATTAGTAACTGTTATTCCCACGATCCACGTACAACGAACAACTCAAACGGGATTGAAATTGATGACGGATCACGCCATGTTATTTTAAATAGCAACCGATCCAAAGGATGCTATGGAGGGGTAGAAGTCAAGGCACACGCTAACGCCAGTGCGCCCTATAACGTTATCATTAATGGTCACTTGTCTATTGAAGATGTACGATCGTACAATTTCCGACATATCGGACACCACAGCGAAAACGATCCAATCAGTTTAACCGCACGCAACATTGTTGCAAGCAACTTATCAGCCGTTAACCCGAACAACAACCGTGGTTTCCAAGGCGATATCACGCCACGGGCGTTAGCGGTATCGGGCTATAACGGGGTATCGGTTAACGGTCTAAGTGCGTATACGAATCAACCAAACTTGTTAACAGATAGTGTCGTCACAGTACAATTCAACGCCCGTAACGTCAGTCTTTCCAATTTTGTTTTGAACGGCTTTAAAAATACGGAAAACGGGATCTACATTATTGGTGGTGGACGGAAGTCCGATAACGTCAATATCACGAACGTTACCTTAAATAACAGTGGACGTAACGGGATTTATGTCGGTAGTGGGATCACAAGCGCCAATATCACAAACGTCAATGCGATTGGAACGGAAGTATCAGGTGCAAAATATGTTGTCCAAACGACAAACAGTAATCCCCAAATCAGTGGCATTTCCGGTGAAGATTATCCGAACTTAATGCGGATTGCCGGAATTGATTACACAAATGGATTAACCCTATTCAATGGCGGTTTCCGTGGGGCGTCGTCGTCAAGTGGTAACATTTCCGAAACAGGGGCAATCCTTGCGTCAACGAGTGCATCCGAAGCATCCGGCAATAAATCGTTCGTCGGGGCATCGTCATCTTCTAAAGCAACGGGAGAACGATCTGTCGTGTTCGCATCCTCGAACAGCACAGCAAGCGGTGTCTATACCAGTATTATCGGTTCACTCAACAGTAGCGCCACAAACGAAAACAACTTTGTACTCGGTTCATCGTCGAGTATTGCGAACGGAAACCGTTCAAGCGTCCTTTCCAGTTATGGCGTGAAATCAAGCGGATCATATAAAGTGAACGGTGGTTTTGGTGAACCGGACAGCAACGGACAAGGACTTTCCGCCAATATTAAATGGGAACTCGATTCCCTCAACGGTAAAATCAAAGCGTCCGATTCGATCACAGGTTCAAGCAGTTGGTCAGATTATGCCGAATACTTTGAATCGGTAGACGGTGAAGTGTTTGAAACAGGAACGCTCGTTGCCTTGCTAGGTGACAAAATCAAAAAAGCAGAAGAAGGCGACGCTATTCTTGGTGTCGTATCGGAAACAGCAGGGGTGGTACTTGGTGAACAGACCCACCATTGGCAAGGGCGTTACCTCAAAAATGAGTTCGGTGGTAACCTGTACGAAACGAAAACGATTGTGGATGTCTACACAGACGACCAAGGAAACGAAACCGAAACAACGTTTGAGGTTCGAGTTCCGGTGGAAAATCCTGAATATGATCCTGAATCGAAATACACGTCACGGGAAGATCGGGATGAATGGCACATCATCGGCATGGTCGGACAAGTGTACGTTAGATGCGACCAAACGATTTCAATGGGCGACAGCATCCAAGCCGTGAACGGGATTGCTACAAAAGGCGATCAATTTAAAGTCATGAAAATTACAACCCCATACGATGCATCAAAAGGGTATGGCGTCGCAAAAGTATTGATTAAATAAGGAGTGTTCCAAGTGACCTATTCAGGCAACCGCTTTTTAACTCGTAAAGAAATGACCGTCAACGCCCAATATATCATGAATTATTTAACAAGTCGGGGATGGACTAAAAATGCGGTTGCCGGTATGCTTGGGAACATGGAAACAGAGTCCACGATCAACCCCGGCATATGGCAATCCTTAAATAGTGGAAATATGAGTGGTGGGTATGGGCTCGTGCAATGGACGCCTGCGAGTAAATATATCAACTGGGCAAACGCCAACGGTTTATCCTATGGTAAAATGGATAGTCAACTCAAACGTATCTTGTACGAAGTCAAAAACAACATCCAATGGATACATCCTTCGATTACGTTCAAAGAATTCACACAATCCACAGACAGCGCATACGATTTAGGGATGCTATTCATTACCGCCTATGAAAGACCGGCTGACCCGAACCAACCGGCACGAGGACAGCAGGCGCAAGTATGGTATGATACGTTAGATGGAACGGGTTCGGGCGGTGGAGGGGATGGCACACAATTAGCGGTCTTTCCCTTAGACATGATAAACATTACCCAAGGCGAAAACGGCAGTTACTCGCACCGCAACACGCTATGTATCGACTTTGTGGGAACATACGACAAATATCCATATTACGCCCCGTTCGATTGTGAATGTATTTTCACACAAGAAAGTAGTGCGATTATTGTATGGAAATCCGTTCGTCCGGTGATGTGCGTCGATGGCGAAACCCGAAACATTGTATTCACCTGTTTCCACGAACAGCCGTTAACTCACAGTGTAGGCGTCAAACTGAAAAAAGGCGATCTGCTCGGCCACACGGGGATTGGTGGAATGGTGACAGGCGATCACGTTCACTTAAACGTGATTGAAGGAGCGGAATATAACGGCCTCGTCTTAAAAGGGGAAAATTCGTACGCACTCGTCGGCACTGAACTTCATATATATGATGTATTTGATACAACAGGCGTGAACATTGTGAACGGGATGGGGTACGACTGGAAAACAAGTGATTTTGAAGATGGAGAAGGTGGAGGGAGTACCCCAAACCCCGATCAATCCAAAAATGACTATATACAACTATTGTTGTGTGGAGCAGTAAAAGGGTGGTAAAACGATGAATAGTGGCGGTGAATTTTATATGCTAGAATATTTCCGGCAATGGTTAGCAGATGAGAACACAAAAATTTATTATTTCTTAGGATTGATTGCGATTGCGAATGTGCTTGATTTCTTGATGGGATGGTTGAACGCCAAATTTAATAAACACGTACAGTTTAGCAGTAGCAAAGCGATTTTCGGAATCGGTCGTAAAATTGGTATGTTGATCTTACTGGTGATGTTTGTTCCGGTGTCGCTGATTATTCCTGAACCCATTGGGGTTAGTGCCTTATATGTTCTATATAGTGGGTACTTGTTCAGTGAAATTAATTCCATTCTATCTCACATGAAATTTGCGGATGATGATAAGTCCACGGATCGGTTCGCAGATTTTATCAATGCAGTATTCAGACAAGGAGGAACTAAAAAATGACAAAAATCTATGGTATGGACGTTAGTCACCATCAAGGCAACATCGACTGGGATAAAGTAAAAGGTGAGGGAAAAGTCAAGTTTGTTATGATTCGTCTCGGACATGGATCAAACGGTGGTACACTTGACCGTGAATTCAAAGATAATGTCAAAGGCGCTGAACGTGTCGGAATTCCGTGGGGTGCTTACTTCTACTCGTACGCATTGACGGTCGATCAAGTCAAGAAAGAGGCGAAATATGTCATTGATGTATTGAAAGACTATTCACCGGACTATCCGATTGCGTTCGATATGGAGGATGCCGATGGATACAAGAAAAATAACGGGATGCCTAGTAACGCTCAACTTGTTACTTTATGTGATACATTTATGTCTATGTTAGAAGATGCCGGATATTACAGCATTTTATACGCTTCTCGTTCTTGGTTGAATTCCCAACTGAAATCGGCAAAACTCAACAAATATGATAAGTGGTTAGCGGAATGGCGTGATACAGCAAGCTATAAAGGCAATCATGGTATGTGGCAATACACAGACAGCGGACGGGTTGCAGGGATCAGTGGATTAGTTGATCTGAACATCGCTTACAAAGATTATGAAGCGTTAATTAAACCAAACAAAAAACCTGTCGTCAAACCGAAACCGGAATACATCAATCAATATAAAGTCAAGTTAGGGGATACCCTTGGGGCGATTGCCAAACGATACGGCACGACAACGAAACGGATCATGCAACTGAACCCTTCGATTAAAAACGCCAATCAAATATGGGCAGGGCAAGTCCTGAAAATTCCGACACGAAAGAAGTGAATGAAATGATTGACACGGCACTGTATTACAACCCACAGAAATTGTTGTCCTATGATCGTATTTTAAACTTTGTGATTGGCGCTCGTGGTATCGGTAAATCGTATGCGTTCAAGCGTCATCCCATCAATCGTTTCCTCAAACACGGTGAACAATTCATCTACTTGCGACGCTACAAACCGGAACTGAAGAAGATTGGAAACTACTTCAATGACATTCAAGAAGCGTTTCCGGATCATCAGTTTAAGGTGAAGGGTCGAGAATTGTACATTGACGGGAAAATTGCAGGGTGGGCGATTCCTTTAAGCACATGGCAAAGTGAGAAATCAAACGCCTATCCCAATGTAACGAGTATCATTTACGATGAGTTTATTCGGGAAAAAGACAATAGCGGTTATCTTCCGAACGAAGTCGAAGCGCTACTGAACTTAATGGATACGGTGTTTCGTGGTCGGGATAATGTTCGCTGTTTCTGTTTAAGTAATGCGGTGTCGGTCGTCAATCCCTACTTCTTATATTTTGGAATTATTCCCGATATCGGAAAACGCTTCAACGCCTATTCGAACTTTGTTGTCGAAATTCCGGACAGCGTGGACTTTTCAGAAGAACGACGCAAAACGAAATTCGGACGATTGATTGATGGAACGGAATACGGGGCAATGAGTTTGGATAATGAGTTTGTCAACGACAGCAGTATCTTTATTCAAAAACGGACGCCTGCTTCTCGTTTCCAGTTCAGTGTCACCTTTAAAGGGATGGTCATGGGTGTATGGGTAGACCGGACAGAAGGCATCATGTTCCTATCAAACGATCATGACCCAAGCACCAAACACCATTATGTCTTAAGTCAGGACGACATGAAAGAAAATACACTCTTGATTAGCGGATGGAAAACGCACTTCCATTTACGCAAACTCGGTTTTGCGTTTAAGAACGGCTATTTGCGATTCGATAATCAAGTGTTGCGGACAACGGGATATGAACTGTTTAAGAAAATGAACGTATAAAAAAAGACCGCCTTCACAGGCGGTTTTTTCGTCTTTCTTTCATCATCTTCTTGACCCGTGGATCAAGTAACGGTAGTACATTCGAATGGATGGCCCGTGACGTGTAAGGCGTCGATGCGACAGCAAGGCGGTTGTGTTCCGATGCGTCAATGATGTTCTTTTCAAACAAGAACCGTAAAACGGTCTGCACTTCTTTTTGTGTAGGTGTCATTGTGTATTCTCCTTTTCCTGTATAAAACGTGTGACATAACCAAAAACCATTCCCATGCCTGCAAACCCTAATAATGTGATGGCGGTCATTTGTACACCTTCTTTCCGTTTTCTCGTTTCCAAGCGTCACGCTGATTTTCAATGTAGTTCAGTGCGTCGCTTACGCTTGAAAAGTATTGTCGTGTAGCATCTTCGATCACATCGGACGGGATGCGGATATGGCTGTCCTGATAGGCGTCCAGTGCTTGTTGCAAGTTTGGTTGAATGTTAAGGACAGACGCCCGTTCCGCTAACAATTGATCTCGTTGCGCCATCAATTCGTTTACTTCTAAAATGAGTTGTGAACGCTCGTATTCAATTTCTGTATCCTCGTATTCCATACGGTTGGCGCTTCCGATGTACAAACCGATGATGAAAATGATGATCGCAACAGCGAAACAAATAATAAATGTAGTCATGATCGTTCTCCTTCCGTTGGTGCAATCTGATATTTGACAATCGGTGAGGCGGTGCATCGTTGAATGTCTGCGTGGATCATGGCCGTTAAAACGGGTTCTTCCGTCGTACCATTCGCCCGTTCCGCATAATACTCACGACAACGGGAACGCCCGATTGGATAATAACTGTGTCGATAACACACAATCTTTTTGACTTGTCCTGTGTAACGTGATTTGTAAACAAGCGTCACTCGTTCGATGATACACACCTCGTAT